ATACCAGCTCCGGCAACACGTTTCTTAACGTCGCAATGCACCTGTTCGTGTTGGCTAAAACCGTGGCGCGTCGTTGTGGAATGGACATGAGTCTCGCTGTGGACCACGTTATGGCCAATTGGCGCATCATTGCACTGGGCGATGATGTTTTTATCATTCTCCAGGGCCCTTTGCGCGCGTTGCGCGAGGAAAAGTTGCCAATCGTTGCGCTGTTTAAACAGTTGGGGCTAACCGTCAAGTTGCATGTGACCATTCTGCCGCATGAAGTTGGGTTTTGTTCCGGATATTTCGTCCCTGTACGCGTCAATGGCGTTAACACACACATATTAGCACCCAAGCCTGGACGTTTGATCTACAAAATGGGATTTTCTGATTTCGGTACTCGGGTCGTCGACCCAGCTGCTCACATGCGTGGGGTCGCACTCGGGCTGGTCCGTGCCAATGCGTGGCATCCCATACTTGCGCCACTACTTAAACGCATCATAGATATAACCCACAAGGTCACCCCTTTAGTACTTAACCCACACCAACACGCCATTTTCCGCACTGGTGATAATCGTGTTGAAGCTACCCCCCAATCATTCGAGCATTTGGAAAGGAGATATGGTTGGTCGTCGCAACCATCGTGGGAAAAGCTGGTCTCATCAATCACTCAGTTCCCTTGCGTTACCACGTCGCAGTTACTGAACGACGTGTTCATCGCGGACTTGGAGTAGGCATCGCTAAAACCGCGCTGTCACAAATAACGGTCGGGGCTACCGTCGCGGACAACAGCCGGGATTGAACTAACATTGTTCTCCCTCCTTGAGTTTACTGGCACTAAATGAATCGCGGCCAAAAAGGTCGCACACGGACTAAGGCGCGAGCGCGCAATAACAAGGTTGCCATGAAGAGGATCGTGGCCATCAACCGGCGCGCCGCCAAACCCCAACGAGCTCGACCAGCGCGGACCAAGAAAATGGACTTCAAATCACTTGGGTCTTCCTTTGGCTCACGCGTTGGCAGCTATGTCGGGCGAACCGCCGGCAACTGGCTCTCTACCATTACTGGCTCTGGCGCTTACCGCGTCAATTCCAATTCGTTGATGACTGACAACGGTCCA